AAATCCAGACGCTTTAATCTGGGGCATGCAAGTTGGTTGTCTTATCGATCAGAAATCCATGGCATTTGATTATGCTAAAAACTTTAAGACAAGATTTATTGTTGGTTGTGGTATGATTATAGAAGGACAACCAAAACTAATGCCAATGGTATTAAAGGACGGTGGAGATTGGATAGGGAAGATAGTTTAGATGTAGAGTTTTGTTCGGAAGCTGATGAAACACAAGCTGAAGCTTTAGATAAGTTAGTTGGACGTAAAATTTGGAACGTTGAACTGCTAGAAGATGACAAACAATCTATGATTCGTATATTTTTTTCTGAAAATGAAGATGATTATCTCTTAATTCACTGCGAAGGTGCCGATTTATACCTCATAGAGCCCAAACCTAAGGCTCTACATTGATTTAGGTGATACTTACCCCTTACCTACATTGAGATCGTGCAACACAGAGCGATTGTGTGCGTTTTAGCTATATTTAGGCAAACACCAGGTATTTTCTAGTGCAATAATGTGCGTAAATGGCACTAAAGTTAGTTTATCGAGTCTATTTTGGCGCTGATAAATTTCATAGACACCTTTGCCTTCTTTAAATTCTTTGTCTTTACATTTTTTTTGGACTAATGCTAATAATTCTGTACGCTTTGCAACAATCCACTGATCCAATCTTTCAAAAACAATATAATCAGCACCACCTTTTATCCATCCATCCTTACCTAAAACATTTTTACCTTCTACCCAGGTGTACATTGATTGTGCTTGACTGTCTTGTCTATTGATTTTTTTCATACCCTTCACATCAAACTTTAGTACACCGTCTTCTATCCAATCAAGTATACCTTTTACATCCCAATGTTCACCCATGTCTTCTTCTTTGGTAGCAAAAATAGGATTGAGCAGCCAATCCTTTGCGAAAGACTGCTCAACACGCTTACCTTCCTCTAAAAAACTTGTCACACTATACCTCTACGATCAATGCTTGCCTTGTTATTATTAATTTCATCTAGTCTTTTTTTCACATCAAATGGATTAAAGCCACATAAATAACAACACAAGTCTAATAACTCATTATCTTCTGACGTTAGCCATCGTATTGCGCTGCGTCTAATAAGTTTTGGGGTAGTCCTGTTGGTTGCTTCAAACATTGCGTTAATTAATATTGCTTGGTACAGCCTGACTTCATTAAGATAAATATCTGGTTTATATTTTATGTAGTCCTGGTCATCATTGTTTACGCTCATGATATTCTTTCCTATAAACTAATACATTTCTTTATTGTTACACACATGTTTGCAGTCTATATTGATAGTTCGATTAACGAACATAAGGACTACAATCATGTGGACAAAACCAGCTGCGACTGAAATGCGTTTCGGTTTCGAAGTAACAATGTACGTAATGAATAAGTAATTTGTAATACATGTAATACAAAAGGGCTAGGATTAACCTAGCCTTTTTAGTATCCCATCAACTTTATATTTCAAATCAACGTGGTGTTTACCAATTAGTTTATTAATATTCAGTTTTACTAACTGAACAATCAATTCACGCTTCTTAGCCACATCCACATCCTCTTTACCCTCAATCAACGCTAATAATTTGTTGAGCTGATCTGCCAATTCATTGTCACTTTGCATTGGCTTTGGATCCTTACCAGGTATCTCAAGGGTTATCGACTTTTTTGCAGGTAATTTACTCGCCATAGATTTTGTTGCTGCATTACCATCGTCATCTTCGGGCGCGATTGCGCAAGCGCTCATCAAACTATAACGACGCGCATAGGTTAAAGCCGAGCCATAACCTTGTGGTGTTTGTTTATCGGCTGGTACATGCAATACGCCCCCTGACATAGACTCACCTGACTCATGTAAAAAGATTGTCTCTATCTTAATACCTGTTTCACATTCATGTGTTTTTTGCACCAAGGCAATGCCGTGATTATTTAACGCATCAATCACTGCTTCAACACAACCCGCAAGATCTACGTACTGGCTCCTAAAATGTGGGTTAGTTGCTGTTTTTAATGCTGGTGCAAATTCTTTTTGTGCTGCTACGAAGGCTTTAGCAATCGCCGATATTGTTGTCATATTCCTCTCCAAAATATAGTTTAATCATTTGTTCACGTTTATCTCTACTCTTGATATTTTTATAAATCAATTGTAAAAAATTTTCAGTATCTTCAGCGCTAGGTGGCATGCTATGGTCATACTGATTGGAACCATTGTTATTGATATCACTCATTGTTTAACTCCCTGTCACGTATACGTAACTTAGATTGACGAATTGTGCGAGCTGGTTTAGCTGGCACGACTTTTTCAGGCACTGCCTTGTAGTTAATGGTAGGCCATGAAATCTTATATCTTCCTGCATGCGCATGTGCTACATCGCGCATTTTATCCATGATTTTTATTTCCATGTCTTTAGATTGTGCTTCAAGATCATTAATCATATCTCTGATTTCAATAATCTTTTGAGCATATTCCTCTACTTCTGGAATGTCAACAGTAACATTGTTAGGATCGTCCCATAGCTTACTTGCTTCCGTTGGATCCGTAATGTCATACCATTCAATAAAATCTTCAGATTTAAAACGATCAAGCCGTCTTTGAAAGTCTGCAATGGATTCATGCAGCCGTGTTAATACTTCCTCATCACGTTTATAAACAAAAACTTTGAGTTGTGTGCCTTTGTATAAAACACAAACAGCACCCCAGGTTGCACCCATAATATCCATTTGCATCTGCAATTGTAATGGGCCACGATACAGTGGTAATTGATCTGCGCTTTCTACTTCGTGTGATGTCAGTTTAGCCTCAATCACACCTACGCCATCTAATTTAATCTTGTCTGCATTGACACAAATAATACCCTGTTCAATGTCCGTCATGATCTCAATACCATCACCATCGGCTGTGCCGTCAAGCGAGCAAGCCACTGCTGCCGTTTTGTGTTGGTAAGGTTCTGTATGGTCAAGTTTTAAGGCTGAAACCCCTAAGCGTCTTGCTGATTCCTCAAGGATAATGCTTTCTGTTAAATTCCCCCATGTCATTGCTTCATTGGTGATGTTCTCACGTTCTTTGCCATTAATGAATTCTGTTTTTTCTTTTAATAGTTCATTAACAGTTTTGTATCGAGACATCCCCATAAGTACAGGGAGTTCTGATGCTGATAATTGGTCGTCAGGTGTTAATTTGCCGACTGTTTGGCCTTGTATGGTCGCCATGTTTTGTATCCTTTCATAGATCTGATTGATTGAAATATTTGATTTACGTGATGTTTTCTAAATGAATTGCCACGATACGTTTTGAGACCAAGCATATTTAACCTAGCAGCCATTTCTACTTGCTGAAGTTTGCCGTGTTGATTTATGCTTTCTAAGATCTCGATCATGCGCTTGTTGTAAGCATGCACATTTTGTTGGTATTGCTTTGCACCTTTTTGTTGTATTGCTGGCAATATCTTTGGCGGTGCGCCAAGTATAACGCCACGTGCTTTTGCAGCAGCTAATGCGTGCTTCGTGTTGCTGCTAATCTGCCGCCGTGTTTCCTCATTCAATACTGCTCGAATATGTAATTCAAACACAGAAGCTTTTGGTGTCTCGGCCACAATGAGCCTGTCTCCGATGTTCTTATCCTCTAAAAATGACGAAATAAACGAGACTGAACGAGTCAATCGGCATTGTTTTGCCACAATCAAATAGGCTTTAGGCTGATTCCTGAGTTCTGAAATCGCCATGTTGAGTTGCTCCCGATCATTGTTTTTGCCTGATTCAATATCGGTGTATTCAGACATCACCAATCCGCCGTGTTGAGTTACATACGCATTGATGATGGATCGCTGTGCCTCTAAGCCAAGGCCTGATTCACCTTGCTTATTGGTCGACACTCGATAGTAAGCAATAAAATTTGCCATGTTGAGTTGCTCCTTTTCATAGGTTTTAATTTATTCAATAATGTTGGTTTCGATACATTCTTTATTGGTTTTCAAATAAACGGAATCTCCATAAGTAATGGCCTCGAAAGTAATATTATTCTTGCAGATAACATCGGGCGGAATAGGATACCAAGTATCTAAAAAGTCAATAATAAGCGCTTGTACGCCTAGCCCGATAATTACGCCGAGAAAAATACCAACGGCGCACCAACGCGCGCCGTAGCCTCTAGAATCAATTATTTTATGAGTCATGACCTACCCCCTAAGAATGATTCTAAAATGCACGCTATGACGCCAAAAGGCCAATAGCGGCTAAAAGTATTAAATATAAGATTAGATTTTCTATCATAGTTTTTACCTTTTAAAGTTTATAAAAATGCCTAACTAATGTTAAGCCCTTAGCAGCCTTAAAAAAGGCCGCTAAGAATTAACACTATTGACCAGCCTTCAATATCTTGTCAACGGCTCCAAAAATGCGCTGGGCGCTCTTAGATGGTATTTCATTGCGTCCATCCAACCAATTTTGAATATAACCACGTGATTCAACCGCGCCTGATAGCCCTAAAAGCTGGCAGAGTATATAAGCACATGATTCAGCTTCAACCTCTTTAATATCTCTTGGTGTAGTTTCCGAGTCCATCAACCAATTTTCTTTGGTGTGACCTAGCACAATATGCGCAATTTCATGGAATCTGGTTTTATGAGGCGATGCTGCAATTGGATTAACTGCAATTGACTGGTCTTGAGCATAGCCTTGCACGTTACCATCTACATAATCAAAATGAATTTCAGTGATGCCTAGTTCATTTAATGCTTTATCTTTATTCCAGTTAGGTGATTTTTCCTCGGGTTTATATTCATCACCTTCGGTTTGAGATAATGCGAACCAGTTATTGCGCATTATAAAGAGCTGCATTTTTTCATCAGTCTTATTGCCAGCATCATCTTTTTTATCAACGATGACTGGCATAATTAAAGATATTGCTTTGCTGCCTTTTTTAACTTGGCGGCCGAGTTCCTGCCAGTGTTTATAGGATGCAATTGGCCCTATTTCAACGTCATCACGTCCAACTAATTGTGAATATGCTAGTGTCTGATTAAGCATTGAATAACGATGAAATAAAGAATAAGCCTTAGATAACATAGCAGGCTTTTCAATAATATCTTTTAAATAAATTGAATAATCGATTGTATTTTTCATTTTAATTTTCCTTTTCTTAGGTTATTTAATTAATGTTTTTGCACGTGTTAAAAAGTCTGAGTTCGCTTGCTCAAAACTCTTAAAGTAATGGCCCCAGCATGTAGATTTTAAATCCTGGCCGTCATAGTACCACGTTATAAACTCATGGAATGGATGATCACGCCAGGCGAGAATAATGCCGCCGTTCTCAGTGATTAAATTGCGCTTGATAGTTGCGCCGTTCGGTAGAATTGTATTTATTTTCATGTTATTAGTTCCTTATATGGTTATTAAATATTGCATAAGACTGCCTCGCGGCAGTTTCGGCCAATTAGGCCTCTTCAGTTATGCTCGCCTTTTGGGCTTCAAAATAAGCCTGTTCTGTTAACTGGCCGACTGCAAAGCAAAAATCAAAATTATCCATGGCTTGACAAAAAGCATCATAAAAGAAGGCGTTTAATTCTTGATTAGTCGTATCTTCATAGTCGTAATGCTTAGCTAAAAGTTCTTTAAGAATAAACATAAGCTCATTACCTATGCACTGAGTGAGTAAAACTTCATCATGCGGGGCGCTTAGTTCGCGCTCTTCTTTATACATACCGTCGATTAAATCTTTAGCTTGATTATATGCGTGCGCATCATACAAGATCATTTTGCTTGCATGCTCGGCGATGATGCGCTCTTGTTTGGTAATGTTAAGTTTAAGTAAGTTCATGTTATCAGTTCCTTATATAGTTATTAATAAATGTCACATGCACTATATTATAGATAGATATCTAATAATGCAAGCTTTTTTTTAAGAGGTATAATTTAAGCATGGAATATACATTGCCAAAGAAACCAAAGATTAAAGAAAAGGTCATTCAACCCGATCAAAGAAAGTTCTGCGTGGTACCGCTGCGCGCAGTGATTGACAAAAGATTAACCTATGCATCATTGAGGGCGTTATGTTTACTGGCTTCATATTGCAATAAGGCGGGTTTCACTTATGTAAGCTTAGCGCGCATGGGCAATGACTTAGGCATTAATCAGTCATCGATACATAGGCAAATAAAGAAGCTTGAAGCGCTAGGCTTTATAAAACAATTCCCGAGCTATCACGCGAACATAAAAGGGAAAACTAAGCGCATCATTTATGATGAAAGCATATCAGATCGAGAAGCCGAGCAGATCGCGGGGGAACCAAAAGAAGCGCATAGTCGTGATGAAATCAAAGCGCTATATACTCAGAAAAGAATAAACAATAACAATGACATAACGAATGAGAATATGCATTCAGATGGTAAACAATCTGGAACGATTAACAGTCATATATTAGCTAGGTTGAAATCCTATGTCTCGAATGAGAGAGAATCTCAACGCCTCGAAGCGCTTATCAATGATGGCCACCCCTTAGACAAGCTCGAAGCCTATTTATTGCAAGGGAAAAGCTTACGTTATTACTTAGGCTAAACGCCCGTTTAGCTTAAAAGATGCAAAAAACAGCGACCTTTCCCCCTCCCCCCCAACACGTACACCTACACGGGTCTCACTCAAATTTTTGACAGCTTTTTCAGATTAGCTTTAGCAGCCTTAGCACGGATCTTACGTTCTGCTGACGATAAGGTTGTCCAATGCTCGAGGTCATCATAGGTGCGACCGCACCCGGAGCAGAGTGGTGCATCAAATACTTCTATTTCTATATACCGGCAGAGATTGACGCATGGAGACTTGCTGGTGTTCATATGAGCTAACTTGTTATGCTCTTGCATATGGGTAACCGTCCTTGTTGTGAGATTGAGATCGAAACCTAGCCCGTACAGTTAAGTACGTAAAGTACGATAGCTCTCGTTTATCCGCATATAGAGATTATCAGGCCTCTACCAACATTTCACACTACCTGTTTGATGAGTAGCACAGTTGTTAAGCTCGTTTATACCCTTTGTCGCTATCAACATACGGGTGGGCTGGGCAATGGCCCCGTACTAATCATTGTATAGATTATTTTTTTTCTGTCAACTGCTTGACACTATATTGCTAACAGATATACTTGATACATGACATTAAGAGAATTTTATCGACTCATATGTAACCTGTTTAATAGCGGGGAACCCTTACCTTACAAATATACAAGACGTGATGGATACTGGAAAATGACTAAGGGATTTATGAATCATGGAGGGACCGTGATGTCATCTGGCAATTATCTCAAATTATGTCAATTAGTTCGAGATGAACGGGATCAACAGCAGCGTCCAAAGACAAAGAAAAGAAAACAAAAGTTTACAGTTAAGAACAAATATATAGGAGATTAGCATGAGTGATTTGAAACCATTTCTAGTTAGACTAACACCACAAAGTGTTGAGCTACTAAACAGTGCAGCAAAAGAACATGAGAAAACAAAAGCTGGTCTAATCAATGAGGCTATCAAGTCTTACTTAGGTAAAGACTTACATAACCGATTGAACAAAATTTTATGAAACCCACAATCTTTGTCCCAACGGACGTTGACGCATTTTATTTAGAATTACCATACCCACCCAGCGTTAATAACTATTGGCAAGCCAATGGTAAGCGACGCTTTATTAGTAAGGAGGGGAAATTGTTTACTGAACAAGTACAATTCATTGTACGTAACGCTATAAACAGTAACAATGTTAGGAGTTTGAAAGATAAACGTGTAGTAATTAATGTTGTAATTCATCCTAGATCAAAAAGAAAATTTGATTTAGATAATACGCTAAAAGCAATACTAGATGCATTAATGAAAGCTGGCATGTATAATGATGACAGCCAAATTGATTTCATCGGGATTCTTAGAGGCGAGCAAGTTGACGGTGGAAAAGCCGTTGTTTATTTATATGAAGGAGATTAAAATGGCAGAAGAATACAAACGTAAACCCGGTACAGGCTCTTTGTTTAAAAACGATAGAAAAACAGAAGATTGGCATGCTGATTGGCGTGGCAAAATTTTATTACCCGACGGCACGGAGCATTACATTGATATGTACAGCAATAAAAGTCAAAGAGATGGCACAGAATATTATGGCATCCGAATTGGTAATCCTGTGGCGAACACCAACACAGGTCAAGGGGCAGTACAAAATAATCAGCCAGCGGGTGAGATTATGGCCGAAGAAGACGATTTGCCCTTCTGATGAGTGAAATAAAAAATAAAAACAAACCAATCCCAAGTTTAGCGGGTTATGGCGGAGTTAAGCAATTACAAAAAAACTTGGAGCGAAGCACGACAATTGCTGCTAACAGAGAGGCTGTCGCGTACAGCCTTCTTTGCATGGCAAATACAAAAATTACAGACGTTATGGAATGGGACCATGAAGGCAATGTTAAAGTAAAAGCCAGCAAGGATATTCCAGATCATGCATTACAAAGTATTAAGTCAATAAAGATTGACAAAGATGGAATGATTGCTATTGAATTTTGGGACAAAGTACAAACCTTACGCTTGCTTGCAAAAGCCAGTGGCTTGCTAGACAACCCAGATGATTCAGACAGGCCGTCAGTTATTGGTATTAACATTAAAGCCCCGGAGGTAATTGATCATGATAAATAAAGAACAATATAAACAGCGCATGGATGAGTTGCGCGCATTTGTAGCAAAACTTACTGCAAACAAAAGAGATCCTAAACAATGGGCTAGAGACATACTTGCAGATAAAAATTATGATTGCGCTTATGGTATCGACCAAGCTAAGCGCGCATTAAAGCCTGTAAATAAAGGAACAAAGAATGAGTCCTAAAGAAACCCAAGTGGGGGGTAATCATTATTCACAAATGAAAATCCAGCCGATGGAATTTTCTATGGTAAACGGATTAAACCCTATGCAACATACGGCTATTAAGTACATTGTACGAGTAGACCGTAAGGGTGATGGTGATGAAGATATAGACAAAGCAATACACACATTACAACTTTGGAAACAATGGAGGAAAGACCATGGAAATCAAAGCAGAGATTGAATTATTGCGCGAAGAATTTGTTATGGCTAATATGAATAACACACGTGTTATGAAAATTATAGATGAGCTGTGGCAAGATAATCAACGTCTTCGCCAATTATTAAATGCTAAGCATCCTGATATAGACGACGATGAGCAATAGTAAAGAGCGCAGTAAAAAAGAATTACATGGCCCCGGCATTGATTTAGATTTTAGTGAAAGCCCTGTGGTGTATAACTTTTTACAAAGTAATAAGTTTGTACGTGGGCTAATGGGACCAGTGGGGAGTGGCAAGTCTTACGCGTGCGCAGCTGAGATTATGATGCGTGCCGTAAGACAAAAGCCATCACCTCAGGATGGCATTCGCTATACCCGTTTTGTTATTGTAAGAAACTCTTATCCAGAACTCAAGACCACAACCATTAAGACGTGGCAAGAATTATTCCCAGAAAACACTTTCGGTCCGATGCTATATACACCTCCGATCACTCATCACATTCGCCTCCCTTCCCGCGGTGATGCAGCGGGTATTGACTGTGAAGTGATATTTTTAGCATTGGACCAACCAAAGGATGTACGCAAGTTACTATCCTTAGAACTTACAGGAGCATGGGTAAACGAGGCACGGGAGTTGCCCAAAGCCGTCATTGACGGACTCACCCATCGTGTCGGTCGTTATCCAACTAAGAAGGATGGAGGGCCTACTTGGCACGGAGTCTGGATGGACACGAACCCAATGGATGATGACCATTGGTGGTTCCGATTAAGTCAAAAAGAAAAGATTACGGGTAAGTACGGGTGGGACTTCTTTCAACAACCGGGTGGTGTCATGGAAGTCAGCCCAGAAGATTTACCTGAAAACCCAGAAGCCAATGATCATAGCTTTGCAAGTGGTCGTTGGTGGAAACTCAATCCTAAAGCTGAGAATGTAAGGAACTTACCCAGCGGTTACTACTCACAGATGTTAGGTGGTAAGAACTTAGACTGGGTTCGCTGCTATGCAGAAGGTAAGTTTACTTATGTACAAGAAGGTAAACCTGTATGGCCTGAGTATGATGATCACTTAATGTCAAGTCCTGATGCTGAATACGATCCAGCACAACCATTACATATTGGTCTTGACTTTGGTTTAACGCCAGCAGCTGCAATTGGTCAACGACTTAACAATGGTCGATGGATTATCTTTGATGAGATTGTCACTGAAGATATGGGCCTTGAACGTTTTGGTCAACAGCTACTTGCAGAGATTAATGCTAAGTATCCTAAAGCTCAAGTCATGGTATGGGGTGACCCAGCGGGTATGGCACGTGATGCTATTTACGAAGTGACTGCATTTGATTACCTAAGAACCATTGGATTACGCGCACAACCTACAGCGTCTAACAATTTTAAAGTCAGACGTGAAGCAGCCGCTGCACCTATGCAAAGATTGATTATGGGTAAACCCGGATTATTAATTAATCCAAAATGCAAACGCTTACGTAAATCATTATCTGGCGGGTACCATTTCAAACGTATTAGTGTAGGTGCCGGACAAGAACGATTTAAAGACAGCCCAAACAAAAACGAACATTCGCACATTGGTGATGCATTTGGCTATTTACTTTTAGGTGGCGGGGAACATAAGCGCATGACCAAGAGTCCATTAGCAGCTAGCACATTAATTGCACCTACCGTAGCTAATAGTGACTTCGATATATTTAATTGATCAGAACTATTTAGATAAATATATGCCTAGTGTCAAGGGTGTATATTATACTAATTATCATCCTAATCATGCAGATCATTTTAAAGGAACAGATATTTATGGGCTTTCATCGCTTACGGAACAAAATAGAAAATACCGTCTTAATACACAGTCTCTTGCTGGTCCGACTATTACTGCGCTTTTACATAACGAGCCTGTCGCTATTTTTGGTTGTGGGATACTTTGGTCTGGAGTTGGTGAGGTGTGGTCTATATTTCATGAGACAGCTAGACGATATCCAATAGCTATGACCAAGGGCGCTTTAATATTCTTTGATATCTGTGAGATATTATTTAATTTACATCGCATACAAATTACGGTAGTATCCAAAGATAAGCGCGCTGTAGCTTGGGCCAACACTTTAGGATTCGAAGCTGAAGGGTTAATGAAAAATTATAGCGTAACTAAAGAAGACACATATATCATGAGGAGAAAGTAATGGGTGGAATGTTTAGCGCACCAAAACCAGATAATTCAGCTGCATTAGCGCAAATTGAACAACAACGTCAAGAAACTGAAAGAATGCGTTTAGAAGCACAACAAGAAAAACGTGACTTACAAGAAGAAATGGCAGCTAAAAAAAGAGCAAAAATGCGTGGTGGCGCAAGATCATTATTAGCAACTACACGTTTAACACCAGAAATCGGTGTTGAAGAAGAAAAACTAGGAGCATAATATGGCTGCCTATACATACGAGCAAGCACTCAAACGTGGACTTGCTTTAGATTTAGGCAACTGGGGTATGGTTGATCCATACATTTATCGAGGTGTTGGACTTAAATATCCTTATGGTAGTGGTACAACATCAGCATCTGAGGTATCTCCATACTCTAAAACAACTTATGCAATTCGTGGTGATGTACGTAGCACAAAAAATTACAATGAATGGCTGATTGAACAAGCTGGTGGGCGCGGCACTCCTCAACCAGAATCATTTTGGCAAAGTCAAATTGATCTTGCAACACAATTAGCTGGTCGCGCACAAAATACAGGTTATAGTTTTTATGAATATTTAAATAGACCCGGTGGCGGACGTAATCCACAAGTGCTAGAAAAAATTAAAGAACTGTCTACAAAAGAACTTAAAACAGTTAAAGAAGAAACTGGAAGACAAACAGGAGAATTAAGAGCTGCATCACGCAGAATTAAAAGAGCAAGGGGTGGTTTGGTTGCTAAAGCAGTTGCTCCGGGTATGGGTCCAGAAGCTACAAAATTACCAGCATTAGGTGAACAAGGGTTAGGATTAATATCAAATATGTTGGGTGAGGAATTAAAAATATGATGAATAAAATGCAAAAGAAAGTTCATAAAGTTATGAAAGAGTATAAGTCTGGTAAACTCAAATCAGGCTCTGGCGCTAAAGTAACTAGCCGTAAACAAGCAGTTGCTATTGCTATGTCTGAGTCAGGACAAGCCAAAAAATGAAACCACAAGGCTTATATCACAACATAAACGAACGCAAGAAAAAAGGGATTAGTCGTCCTAAGTCTAAATCAACTATTTCTGAAAAAGCTTACGCTATGATGAAAGCGGGGTTTCCTAAGAAAAAATGATTGACTGGCATGAGATTATTATTCCTCCTATTAATCTTTACAACGCACCCAATTATGGCAAATTTAATTGAGCATTTAAAAGAAAGAGAAGGGGTTAAATATGTAAGTTACCTTGATAGCTTAGATAAGTTGACGGGTGGCGTTGGCCATTTATTAACCCCAGAAGAACAAAAAATGTACCCTAAAGGTACACAAATTCCAAAACAAGTTGTTGATCAATGGTTGCATGAAGATTTAACGTGGGCAAAAAAAGCAGCTCAACAACAAGCCAAATCAATTGATGGCGCTACGCCAGAGTTAATAGATGCATTAGTGTCTGTTAATTTTCAGTTAGGCGAAAATTGGCATACGGTGCATAAAAAAACTTGGGAATATTTAACTACAGGAAAATATAACGAGGCATCTCAAGAAGTGTTTGATTCAAAATGGCATAAGCAAACACCTAAGCGCACAACAGATTTTAGTGTAGCTATTAAAAAATTTGGACAACAAAAAGAGTTAATTAATTATAATCGCCAGCAAGCATTAACTGATGATCAAATTATGGGAGCATTTAGTGGGCGATGAAATAATAACTGATAATCAAATTAATGCTGTATTAAAAAAATTTACAGGCGGATCGCTTGAATATAATTTTGGTGGCTCATCAAATAAAAGTGTGACAGCTATTGGCGGCGGTATTCAATACAGACAACCTATAATAGAAAATAAAGTAGATTTATTAATTCAAGGCGCTGGCCATTATGTTGATTGGGGCAAAGGCCACCATAAAGGTATTGATTATAGAGGTGTTGGATTGGAGATTCGTTTCTAATGGTATTGAGTGTAAAAAGAGAATCAGATAATACTAAGTCAAGATTTGTGACGCTAACACAAGCTGATGAAAATAACAGCCAACATGTAATAGGAAGTGAACGACCACTTATTACGGTGGCTGTTAATCATCATAGATTACATGAAGGTAATGCATTTTTTATTTATGAAAACAGACTT